GGACTGGAACTCCCAGTCTCCTTTAAAGGAGTTATCAACGAGCGTAGCGCTTAGTTTGGCTACTATAAGATTATCAGCAGTATACCCAGAAGTTGAGAATACTAAATTATATTTGTCGTTATACTCACGATAATGCCAGTTAATAAGGATTAGTCCGTATGTATTATCTACAACCCTCAGACCTTGATTAGCCGCATCATATATTTCTTTTGCTGTTTTATTGGATGTCCAGTGATTTGGTCCGCTAGTAAAATCGACAAAGAACAATTTAGTATTCAAATTAATTTCCTTATCCATCACCACAGTGTCTGCTGCGCCGTTTTGACCTTGAGTAATTTTAAGGCGCTTGTAGATACCATTAGAGACAGTGGAGAAATAGAGTGAGAGAATGTTAGATGAGTCTTTTTCGCTAGTTTCAAAGTGATATGTTTCGCCGTTATAGTATAGAGGGCAGATGAATTGAGCTTGTAATGGGTTTTTTGGGTCAAAAATACTGCCATATGTTTCAACAACATTTGGTGGGTCGCATATAGGTATTCCATTAGTAGTGTTGGTGACAGTCACATAGCTAATGAGTGCTTGTAGGACTTCTCCACTGTGTGCGTAAGTAAATTCGATATTAGATGAACTGGCGTTATATTTAATAGTAACGTATTTATTAACTGGTACAAAACCGCCGCCAAATTCGTCAGGTATCGTATCTTTGTCAATGACCATAGGGCTTGTGATAGTCCATAGC